GCCACGGGCCCTGAACCTCTTTGCCCTTCTTGCCGATAACGCCCAACAGCTCGCCTGTCTTACGCAGCCGTTCGTTCGCCCTCTCCAAGTCGACGGGCAGTTCCGTGATGGGAGGAACGTCTTTTGGAAGCTCAATCGGGACACGCAAAACATCGCCAGGATGCGTCTCGACTGTCGGACGGCTCAGGTCTCGTTCTGGAAGCTCAAGGAGCGCTGGAGGGAGACCAGCGCGAGCCTGTTCCGCCAGCTCAAGGACTCTCGTCCAGTCTTCGATCAACCGTTGTCCGGCTTTGCTTTGCTCGATCCGGTCCAGCGTTTCTTTGAGGTTGTCATAGTGGACGCGAACCTTCTCGACAACCTGAGCGTTCTCTTCAAGAGACTCGTTAGATCGCCTTACGGCTGCCATTGCTTCGTCCATGCCATCAACGGTAGCCATCGCCCTATTGACAATTTCGTTGTTAGTTTGCGTCACGACATTGCCGTAGTTCATTTGGGCAAGGATTGAATCGCGATACTTCTCATTGAGTCGGCGAACCGCTTCGGCGTTCGACTCGATCATGTCTTTCTGCTTGCGGAGCGCGTCGTACAAGAAATAGGCCGCTGTCGCAATTGCCACGAACGGGATTGCACGAAGCGCGAATGCCAGTAGTGGCGCAGCATATTTGCCTATCGTCAGCGCTACGCCTTTGAGTGACAGGAGGGCCTCGATAAGCTTGGCGATGGGGCCGACTATGATGGCGAGAAAGCCTAGCGCAAACGTCGCATTCTGGATCGGCTCGGGCAGTCGGGTAAACGCGTCGACAAGCTCTATGGTCTTATTCGCTGCCGGGACCAAAAAGTCATTGATGACTTTGGTCGCGGTCGGAGCCATCTTCGCGCCGATCTGATCGAGCGCCTGATCGATGGTGTCGCGCAAGTTCTCGAAATCTGTCTTGAGCCCTCCGGTCGCCTTCGGCAGCCTCTCAAATTGAGCAATGATCGCTTCGACAAACTCCTGAGCGCCGATGCCCATCTCCTGCAGCTGCTTGGTATCAGCCGTACCGAAGGCTTCCTTCATCGCGACGCGAATCTGCGGCAAGCGCTCAGCGAGCTGGTTAATCTCTTCTGCCGAGACCTGCCCTTTGCTAGCAATCTGCGACAGCGCGACGATGACGCCGTCGAGTTCGGTCTTACCCTTGCCGACCGTCGCCAGCGCGTTGCCGAAGGCCTTGAGCGCGCGTTCCGCCACCTCCGCGCTGAAACCAGCGGCCTGCAGATTGATCGAGCCTTGCACAGCCTCCCGGAAGCCGAGGCCCGGAAGCTTTGCGACTTCGCGCAGTCGCTCAATGTTCTTGGCCGCCGCTTCCGCAGAACCCATAACTGCGACCATGCCGCGGCGCAAGGAATCAAGATCCGCAGTCGCTTTGAGCGCTGCGCCAGCAAGCAGCGTAACTGGAGCAGTAATCGAGAGCGATAGCGTATTGCCGATGCTGGCAAATTCATCGGCCATTCTGCGCGCACTGCGAGCAGACCGCTCCAGTTCCTTTTGCAGACCGGAGGCATCCGCTCCGATCATGACCATCAGCTTGCTGAGAATGGCCATCTTCTAGCGGTTCTTCAGAGCTTCGTCGTGTTCTTTCGTGCGGATCTTGAAGAGTGCGGCCCAGTAGGTAAACTCTGCCGCCGAGAGACGATGTTTCAGTTCACCAACGGGGACCCCGAACTGCCAGGCGAGTTCGAAGAGGAGTCGGAGTTCGGGGTCTTCGGTGAGTTTTTTTCCGCTTCCTCCAGTGCATCGATACCGAGCTGTGAGAGCTTCGCGACCTCATTCGCGATCATCGCGACTGCTGCGACGTTCTTGTTAAGCAACGCATCGCGATGCGCAGGCTCGAAGAGCTTCTGTTTCGTCTCCGGGTGATACGTGCCATGGATGACGTAGTGCACGAAGAGCAGTTCCTCGACGAGTTCTCCATTCTTCTTCGATGCCATGCGCGCCTCGCGCATCTGCCCGACCGTCAGGCCGCGGACGAGGACGTCAACCTTCCACTGGGGAACGTGGATAAGCTTCTCTGGCAGATCCTGACACGTGATGATCCGATCGGTAAGAGTCAAACAACCTCCTTATGACGCAGCGTAGTCGATGCCGCCGTGAGTCGAAAATGACACGTTCTCGGTAATCAGCTCTCCCGTACGTACATTGATCGTCGGGTTGAGCTTGCCGACGGCGAGAAATCTCGCACCGCTCGGCTGGTTGACATAGAGCGCCATGACGAAATAATTGCCGAGACTCGTGTGGAATTCTTCATCGAGATAGAAGCGTTCGAAGGAGCCGCTACCATCGCTGATGACTGCCGTCCGCTCGACCCAGCTGGAGCCGAACACCGTGGACGTTGCGAGTTCCGGCCCATATTCGAGCGACCAGTTGTAGGCTTGCCCAGCCTGCGAGAGCGTCAGATACGCGCCGCTGACTGTGACAATGCCGCCCGGCGCAGTCTTGAACACGATCTTGCCGCTCGCCCAGATCAGCTCATAGGACGATGAATCTTGCACGATGCCAGAGACCTCGACAGTAAACGACGCCGACGGGTCCCAGTGGCGCTTGGCTGTATCGGTGATCTGATATGTCGTCCCGCTGACAAGCGCGCAAACTTCGTCAGTGAACGCCGTGCTCGGGCCGGCGGCGATGTAGAGGTCCGCGTGGTGGCCGCTGAGGACTGCCATAGTAGAACCTCCGGGCTAGTTATAAGTCAGCGCCCCGCTGCCAGTAAATGCGTAAGAGACCTTGATCGTCTCACCGACACGAACGTTCAGCGTCGGACGAATATAGGCGCTGCCGCTGTAGTAATGCGTTCCATCGACGTAGAGCCTCAGCGAGACGGTCGTTCCGTTCAGCGCAGCATTCTGCAGCGCGATGTGGCCGTTGGTGTCGGTATTGTCGAATCGGCCTTCGAACGTCCCGGACCAGTCGGCGAGATTCGCCGTCCGCTCCTTCCAGGAATCGCCGAACGCCTGCGTCTCCTCTAGGTCCGTTCCGAACTCAAGCGAGAACGAATCGATCTCCAGAACAGTATTGGGCCCGATTTTGACGCTGCCGTCTTTCCCGGTCAGTACTGCCATTTCCTCCTCCTCCCGCTTTCGAGCAGCGGTAGTTGTGTTGTTGGTGGGGGTTGAAAAACGCCTGCCTATCTCACGACCGTCAGGCGTTAAAGAAAATCCGATAGTCGCTCTCGACGAAGGCTGGCGCTGTCGCTGGGGTCTCGGCCAGATCGAAGTCGTAGCCTTCGCGTCGGCCCTCGAAGACGATCTCGCGAACGTCAGTCATACTCGACTCGTTGCCCATCAGTGCCGAGTAGAGGGCCTGATCAACACTTCGCGCATCGTCGATGGACTGTGCGTAAGTCTCGATGGTGATATCGATGATCCGGATCACCGGAAGTCCGCCGAACTGATGCTCCTGCTCTTCGCCCGACTGAACGATGACGGAGTAGGGGTATTGCGCCATCTCCTCGGCGTCGGTATCGTAGATCCGGCAATCGACGCCGCTGCCGAGCAAGTCCGTGACGTCCTCGGCTTGCGACAGGTATGTGAATAGAGAGGCGAAGAGCGTCACCGGGTTGCGATCCTCTCAATGAGCGCCTTCAGCTCACGCTCGATCATGCGCTGCACCGTGCGTCGCTTGCGGCTTACAGCGCCGCGAAAATAACGGCGCGCTGCGAAGCCGGGGTGTCTGACAACCTCGCGGATCACTCGTCCGCCGAGTAGCGCCAGCGCCTGTTTCGGTGGGGCTGGCCGGATCTCGTGTTCCTTCGAGCCATACTCGACGATGTAGGGATAGCGATTGTTGCGCCGGTCCGTGCCCTGCTTGCGGATGCGCTTAAAGTCGACGGCCATCATTGCTGCAGCAAAGCCGCGAGCCCGTTGCGGCAACAGTTTCGAGATGAGCGACCGCTTCAGATCTCCGGTCCGCACTGGCGCGTTGGTCGCTGCTTCGTCCCGGAAGACTTCCGCCCCTCGGAGCAGGATCGATTCGATCTCGTCGCGAGCCTCCGCTGCGTTTTGGAGCGACCGAAGCTTCTTGTCGAGTTCGGACAGCCCTTTGATCGTGACCTTTGCTGCCATCGCTTCTTACGCCCTGCTCTGTCCGTCGTTGAGTTCGAGGCAGCGAAGGATGAGGTCTTCGCGCGTTTCCTTCGGGTTGATCACTGCCCGGATGCCGAAGTATCGCGATGTCTCGGCCTTCGGGTCGTCGTAGCGAACGCGCATGTTCGTCGTAATGCCCGGATAGTAGCGGACGTAGATCTCGTGCGTCAGCTCGCCGATGGTCTGGCGCGCCTGATAGGCTTCGCGCCCGCCGATCGTCGTAATCATCGCGGCGCACTGCCAGAACTCCGACCACGATTCGGAATACGAGCCGTCCTCCGAGCGCGTCCTGATGGCTTGCTCAATCGCAATCCGGTGCCGGAACTTCCCGGCTCGCAGCCTGCGCTTCATCTAGTCGTGCCAGAGAATCCACGGGCTCAGTAGATTCTGAACCGTCGGCGTCACAGAGACAGCGTTGCCACTGTCCGTGACCACGACGCTCTCGCGATGCATGTAGAGGTCACCGAGCGTCAGCAGGACTGCGGCCTTGAGTGCGTACGGGATCTGATCGGCAGTCGGCCAGCCAGCGATGTACTCAATCTCAACGCCATTGACCGAGCGCAAGACATCCGTCGGCCAGCATTTCCCATAGGCAAGGACCAGCCTGCCTGGCTCGCGGACAGAATCAACCTCGTAGTTCGAGGAATCCCACGTTACGACGCTGCTTGTCGCCGGATAGTACCTCAGGTAGTTGACGCTCGAAAGCTGGCCCTTCGGAATCGTGATGAAATCCCGACGTGGGAAGCAATCGAGATAGAGCCGGAACGTCGTCTGGAGCAGTACGCGATTCGTAACCGCTTCGACGGTACTGATTGCCGCGCGAAGCTTCTCCTCGATGAGAAGATCTTCGTATGTCCAGTCGACGTTAAGATGGGTCTTCGCAGCGCCGATCCACAGCTCGTGGAGCGGAGTTGACGGACCCTCTTGTACAACCGGCTCTCGGTATTCCATCAGGCGGGATTGATAGCGAGAAATCCGACCTTGATCGTCCCGTTGAACGCACTGCCGCCTGCATTCTTAACGACGATCGTGACGAGTCCGTTGCCTGGCGTAACAGTTGCAATCTCCGGAAGTCCGCCGGTATTCGTGCCATTGCAGATAGTGGCAAATACCAGCGAGGTCGACTGGATCGCGCTATTCGTCAGCGTCAGCGTGTAGAGATTGCCCTCCGTAGTCGTCAGCGATTCAGAGGTCACGACGCCCATCTGCGCATTGAGCGTAGCAGCGCCGGACGTTGCCGTTGCCGTTCCCGATGCGATGGCAACGCCATCGGGAGAGATGGTCAGAAGCTTGCCGCCGGTGATCGCATTGTAAAACTGAAGGGCTCCGCCGCTCCATTGCGATCCAACATTTGCTACAGACATTGTTTTTTCTCCTCAATCGTTGAAGCCAAAAAATCGGGCGCAGCCGTAGAATGACTGCGCCCAAGTAGCGGCGCTAGGTGGTGGCTGTTGGGAGGGAACCAGAGGCATAGCGCGGCTCAGACAGGATCGCGAGAATCGCACCGACAACGGGGCTGTCGACGACCTCAGTGGCCTTGAGCCGGACGTAGTTGTACCCCGTCTCGGCCAGATCCTGTGCATCAACCTCGATGGCGTAGACCTGGCTCGACCCGGCAGTCGTCGTGAAGCCGGACGCCGTTGCCGTCTGCAGGGTGCCTGGAGTATCGCCGGACGTGTAGGCGCGGTACTTAAACGCGATGGCCTCCGTCGTCGTCGGCGTCGTGTCGGAGCAGGCTTCGACGGTAATCGTCGATGTGCCCGTCGTACCTACGCCCTTGTAGACGAGGAAGGTTACGTGTCCGTAGTTTTTGAGATTGACGACGTCGCTCGCTACGCTCCCAGCAAACGCGTCGGCGACGGGGTCAATCCCTTTGACGATGTGATTGCGTTCAGTAAAAACCATCGTTCTATTCCTCCTTACTCGCGTTCGCTACTAGGACCGCGTTTCAAGCGTCACAAACGGTGACAGCGTGTTGCTGCCCTTATAAGGGGTCAACGGCTTCTCGCGCGCGGGCTGACCGTCAGCGCGATAGATGAATCGGAAGGTCGTCTCGGCAGTCAGGAACTGGACGTGAATCGATTCCGCCTGCTGCAGACCGCCCTTCGTTGCGAGGTAGTACTGCGACAGGTCGGCGAAGATGATGTCGCCCTCAGTTCCAACAGAGGAGCACTGCTCGCAAGGAATGATCGGACGCCCCAGCAGCGTGCCAAACGGTGCAGCAGCGGCGCCACTCGGAGGCAGAAAGACCGGAGTCGAAGCCGTGCCGCCAGTCAGTTTCATGGTCATGAGTTGCGGCATGACGTCATCGTTGATTAGCCACACCGCGCGAGCCCGCGACCGCGCCGGCATTCTCGCGTACATCTTGATGATGTTCTCGTAGACCACCGTTCCGGCAGCCTGACTGGTCTCCTTAGTCACAGTGGCCCTGCAGTTGGAGCTCAGAATGCCGAGCGGCTGGCCTGCGCCATTGCCGCGCAAGATCGCATCATCGAGCTTGAACGCGATCTCTTCCGCAAATGCGCGGCTTGCCAGCGCGCCGAGTGCAGCGGCGTCGTTGATGACTTCATCCGTGGCGTAGTACAGCGCCATGAGCTTGTTGAGCTTCAGGTTGATTTCCCGGAACTTCGGTCTGCTCGAAGTGACCTGTGCAGCCTCCGCAGCCCAGAAGGCCTGCACGCCGCCGAAACGCGAGCCATCTGCACGGGACGTCTCATCGACGCCTTTGAACGCAATGCTGTTGCTCTGCGCAGAGATCGTAATCTGCGTGCAACGCGGCGCCAGGATACCAACGTCGTGCATCTCGGAGAGGATTCCGGCAGCAACATCCTTGCCGACTAGGAATCCGCCTTCGGAGCCGACGCCTTCGTTCAGGCCCTGCGCCGCCAGCCTCTGCAGCCTCGGATCAGTGGCGCTCGGCTGAAGCGCAGCCGCACGGACGCAGAGCAGGAAGTCGCCGAAGCTGCGGAACGACGCATCGGCGCGATTGTCATGTACTTCCACACGCGGAACGCTGGCAGCACTTGCACTCACAGTCGCATTCGCCGTCGCGTTCGCGCGTACCGTCGCTTCGAGCCGCTCGATCGATTCGAGCTGACTCTTCAGCTCCTGAATTTCGGTTTCGATTTGCGAAGCCCGCGAAGCGTCGAACTCCGGGGCCTCGATGAGGGCAGCGGCCTCTGCCGCCAGGGCGTCCAGCCGCTCCTTGATCTGTTTCTTACGCATTCTGTCTCCTCCCGCCTCACGGCGGTAGTTTGGGTTGTTGTTGGGGATCTATCGCTTGCGCCCGCGCAGTGCGCGCGCAGCGAAGTTCAACCGGGCGACAACGTCGGCCGGTAGCTCTCTTTGGCTGGACGCACCAGCTGCAACGAGAGACTGTGCGAGCGCTGCATAGTCGAGTTGCGACAACAGCCGCTCGCAAATCTTGTCTGCTAACTGCTCAATCGGAATTCCTCCGTAGAAGTTCCCAGGCATCGGCGATGCCATTGCAGAGAGAAATTGTGCATTCGGGTCAGCCGGGACGGTGACGAGAGCAAGCGCCTCGACTTCCCAACCGGTCGCAGCGAAGACTTTCGGCTCGCGCTGACCCTTCGGTGTCACGTCCTCGAGATCATCGACAGCAGCTTCTATTGAGACATTGCGCGCCCCTTGGTCGACCTTGGTGAGAATCTCGAGTGCATCGGGCGTATCGAAGAAGGTCACACGGGCGACGCCGCGCCCATTCTCGACGCGCGCGCTGCCACGCTCGATGACACCGACCTGCCGATCAATCGAACGTTCCCACGTATGATCCTTGAGCAGCGGTGCGCCCGAGTTGAAACGCTCGAGCCGCACACGATCGAGCGGCATGCGCAGAATCCACTGCTCGCCGGTCCAGAAGTCGATACGTGGAATATCGATCCCGGTAAACCAGACGACTTCTCTCGTTCGCGATTCGGCCCCTTCTTGATTCGAGGCCGCCGCCAAGAGCTGACTGCTTTGAAGGAGCGAAAAGCGTCTCATACTGCTGACTCCTCTGTTGTTGCGCGAGCGGCCTGCGACACAGGTACCATCGCGCCCTGAATGAACAACTCATCGCCGCCGGGGAGAGGATTGAGATTCTCCTTCTCGCGAATCTCATTCGCCGTCATAATCCCAGCGTTTCGCATGGCTGTGTAGAATTCGGCCCGGCTCTTGGCATCGCCGCGCAGCAGGCCCTCCATCACGAATTCGGCGAAATATGTTCCGGACTCTCGCGGCCCGAAGAGGGCCTTGTTGACGCGCTTTTCGATTCTGACGAGCCATGGCCGGATCGTGTGCATCGCGAAGTCGATGCTCTGATTCTCGATGTTGTTGTGCGTTGAGCGGTCGAGATTCTGAATCAGGTGCAGTGGAACCCGGAAGATGCGCGCGATCTCCTCGATCTGAAATTTGCGCAACTCCAGGAACTGAATGTCGCGATGATTGATCGGGACCGTCTTGATTTCTACGCCGTTATCGAGAATGCCGAGCTTGTGCGAATTGCTGACGCCTCCGAACTTGCGCGAGAACCACTGCATCAGGTTCTCCTTAGATTTGTCCGTCAGCTGCTGCGTCGAGTGGAGGTACATCGGCGGCGCCGCATTGTTGCCGAAGAACCGCGCGCCGTACTCTTCCGCTGCAAGCGCAAGCCCGACAGCCTGACGCTGCATCTCAATCGGCGAATAGCCGCGCAACCCGTCATAGCCGAGTCCCGGGATGTGCAGGATCTGATCGTCGAAGAGAATCTCTGGATCTTTGCCGGGCTCGCTAATGCGGTAATAGCGGACTCCGGTATCCAGGTCGCGTCGAACTTCGACGCGATCAGGGGGAATCGGAATCAGCGCAGTGACTACGTCGCGTGCGCCGGTCAGAACGCGTGCATAGGCATTGCCCCACGTCAGAACATGGAGCATGAGGGTTTCCCAGAACTCGTACGCTGTCAGCTCCTCATTCGGGGAATCGTGGATCAGATAATGAACGGGGTGCTCGGTCGCGACGCGCTTGCCGCCCTCAGGCAGACGTCTGTAGACGTTGAAGGGCAGCGATGCCACGGTCTCGGCGATGACGCGGACGCACGCATAGACAGCCGAGCATTGGAGCGAGGTCTGCTCATTGACGAACTTGCCCGTATAGGTCGGCTGCGCGATGGGAACGTACCAGAAGTCGGCGCTCGGAGGAGGCGCAGCGAGATGCTGCCAGAGGCGCTGCCAGAAGCTCATACCTCGAAAACTCCTCCGTCGTAGGAACTCACCACGGCGGGCTCCGCTGCGAGCGCGCGCGTCATAGCTGTGACCATCGCAGAGATGCCGTCAATCCGTTTCGTCGACTTAGACCGCTCGGGCTTTGCCGGCTGGACGTTGTCCTTCCGGTCGGATTGCAGATCGAGACAGTTCGCGCAGAAATTCAGAACCGGATTGTTGCCATGGCGGATCTTGCGGTCCTGATAGAGCTCCAGAAGCTTCTTCGTTGGCTCTGACAGCGTCGCGTAGCCTTGCCGAATCTCGACGCAGTGGAATTCTTCCTCGATGAGTTCTGTCGCTGTTGTGCGCCAGTTCCACGGATCATAGGCGACTTCGCGCAGTTCGAACAATTCGCGGGCCTTGCGTAAGAACTGCTTCAGCGGCCTCGCCTCGACAGCATTGCCCGGAACGGTCTCGATGAAGCCTTGCCGAGCCCAGGTCTCATAGGGAACGCCATCCGCCTGCGTCCTCTTGCGAACCGCTTCTTCCGGCATCCAGAATTGCACGATGACGCTCCATTGCGAATCGGCGTCAGTAGGCGGGAATAAGAGTGCAATTGCGGCGAGATCCGTTGTCCACGCGGCGTCTACGCCTGCATAGCACGGCCTTTCGATGAGATTCCACTTGCGGACCAGCAATTCGAGGTCGTAAACCGGCCACTCGCGCAGATCGACGCCTCCGCCACAATCGAGCCACCGGATCATGTCGATTGCACCTTCGGCAAGCATGTCCGGGCAGACATTGAGGTTCAGCCGGAAGTACGCGCGCCGCTCGTTCGGGTCGGCCTTCGCCCGCTCGATGTCTTCTGCAATGTCAGCGTCTTTCAGAAAGCCGCCGAGATCCTCGTGCGATGGGTTTGCCGCAACCCGAGCCTCCCGCGAGAGCCAATAGTCCTCTTCGCCCTTGAGTCGCTCCCTGTCGGCTTCGTAGATGGACGCATAGTAGCGGGAATCGGTAATTGCTCCAGAGATGACCCGCTTCGCATACTCGTACTCGCGCTTCCACAATTGGCTCTTGTAGGGATCGCCTGCAGTCGTAATCTGCACGACCAGAGGCTCGGCGCGCGAGATCGTACCTTTCGTCATGACCTGATAGAGCGTCTCGGCTTTCGGCGTCGTCCACCTATGCAGCTCGTCGATGATTGCGAGCGATGGCTCCATGCCGTCATTGACGTCGCCGTCCGCCGAGATGACCTGATAGAAGCCGCCGCCGTCGCGCCGAACGATGCGCTTTGTCGATTCTATGACGCGGAGATGATCCTGGAGCAGGGGATTAGCGCGCACTAGCGCGGCAGCGGCCCGGAAGACAATCCCGGCCTGATCCTTCGCAGCAGCCGCGCCGTAGGCCTCCTGACGTTCGATGTGTCGCTCGCAGATCATGTGGTAAATGGGCAGTCCACCGACTGAGAAGCTCTTGCCATTCTTCTTAGCCATCGAAATGAACACTCTCCGGTGACACCGGTTCCCGTCCTCTCGAATGGTCCCGAAGATATTCCGGAGTTCCTTCCGTTGCCATTCGAGCAGCCGTAAGTTTAGCGGCGGATACAGGACCTGCTCAAAGAAGCGTTCAACTTTGCAGGCGCGACACTGTGGCTTTCCATTCGCGCGAGTCTCGCACCAAGTATCTTGGCCACAGTAAGCACAGGTATCTGGCCGGTAATTGGAGTTACCCACACAGCTTCGCTTCGATGGGGTCTACCTTACGCGCGGCCTCAGGCAGCTGTATCTTCGAGCGCGAGCCGGGCCCAGACAGGCCGAACTCTGTTGCGAAGGTCTTCCACTGCTGCCAGCCCTTCTTGGAAACGCTGTTGAGGATCGACAGCTGGTAGTAGTCCTTCTGCTCGGCCTCGCCCTTGGCAATGAGCTTTTTGATCCGCTGGACCTGAACATCCGCCCAGCGGCCTTGATCGGCGCCGCGGACTGCAGCTTCGAGCGACGTCCCATCGACGCACGTCAGTAGGCCGAGACGGTCGAGTTCCTCCGTCACGTCGGCCCAGAGCTTCTTTGCCCACGGGCTGAGCTGCTTAGGCGTCGCCGGAATTCCCTTCGCCGGTTGCGGCTCGGCGTCGAGATCGAGCGGACGCTTGCCGCGATTCCCTTCGAGGATCTTAAGCAGTGTCGGTTTGCGTGGGCGGGCCATGATAAGTTACTTGAACTGTTCGCTAAAACGCGTTGAATCGCAGACCCTTAGCCGGTTTTGCGAAAGTTGGCGCCGAGG